ACAATGTGTTTCTGTTAAATGCAAGAACAGCATTTTGGTTATAAGGTGTTTTTAAAGAGTGAACAAGGGTTACTAAAGTGTCTGCTGTAACAACACCAGAACCACCAGCAACAGATGCACTAATACCAGCGGTAAATCCTTCTGGTTTGTTTATCTTGTCACCTACAGTCATTGCATTACCTTCTGCCTTAGCAAATTGTGTTGCAAATTCCTGTTGCATTTCTGATTCTAAGTCAAATACAGAATCTTCAAGTTCTTGTTCTGAAATGTCTACTAAAGCATATACTTCGTGTGCTGGAATTTCTTCAAGCTGTGTAGTATATCCAGTAGTTTCACTTCTTGTGCCAGACTCAGCAGTCCATTGTGCAGTAAATGTTGCACTTCTTACAGGAATCTGAACACTTCTTTGGGAAGTTGCTCTGACTCTTGCAATAGAACGAACTGGAGAGATTTCTGTAAGAGTCTTCAAAAGTTCTCTTACATACTCTGGTGGAGCAAGATAACCAGCTTGAGTGTCATCAGAAACAGTTAATGCTTTGACTTCCTCTGGTGCTAAGTTTTCTTTACCTTTTCGTAACCATCTATCAAAGATAGCCACTTTTTTATCTATTTGTTCAACAGTATCACCAACATTTGGTCTTTTTAGTAAAGACTCAAAGCTGTTGACTTTCTCATCAAATTCTTCCTGTTTTTTTTGAGCAAGTGTTACTTTTTGGTTGATATCTTCCAAACTATCTAACGACTTTTCAATTCTAACAAGTTTTTCTTCAACAAGAGGGTCTGTTGTACCTTTTTTTTCTAAATCTGCAATTTTCTGGTCATTAGTTGCTTTGAATTCTTCAAATGCCTTACCAATTCCCTCAACTGCTGACTTAACTTCATTATGGTCAACTTCTGACATATTATTCTCCTTTTATCAGTTGAGTTAAGTTTGTTATTGAGTTTAATAGTTCTGGCTTACCATCTTCAACATCTCGCTGAGAAAGTGCCTGTGTAAGTGCTTTTGCACCCATTTTCGATTCATTCCGTGAAAGTCCTCCTACCTCTCGTAGGATTTCTTCCCAATCACGAATCGTGTTTTCAACTCCTTTCACTTTACGCACCCTAGCTTTGGGATTCATAGGAAAGGTTACTGCTGAAATTTCCATAAGGTCTACTTCTTTAAGTTTCCTTCTTTTACCTCTTTCGTCATAATCATATCCTTTAGCATCAACTTTGTATCCAATTGATAAACCATCAATCGCACCCATCTTCATTAACTCATAAACTTCTTTTCCTCTTTGAGTGCCCATTGCTAATTGACCCTCCACATACAAGCCTTTGTCATCTTCCTCTAATTTTTTATAAACCCCAATCGGCTCATCTGTTTTGTGCTGATATAACATCTTGACTGACTTTGTACTTTTATTTCTTAAAGACTTTGTAAATGCTCCTTTTTCAACGACATCATTACCTAAGTCTTTGTTACCAAAGATAGAAGCATATCCAGAAAATCTTCCAGAACCTTTATCTTCGTCAGTTTCCATTTTTAATTCACATTGGATATCAATGTATTTAAATTCTTGTTCTTGGTTATCTATTTGCATTTCACTCATACTTTTTTTGTTCCTTTCATCCCAGCTTGTAGAACAGATTGCAATTCTTTGCTGATTTGAATACTCACTTTGCATAGTAGAATCTGAAATACATCTACCCATAAAAGTTTCTTCGTCTTCCGTTCCCATTGGTGTTGGTATAGGCATAATTATTTCTTGTAGCACATTTAAAACAAAAAGCCAATAGCAAAGGGATTTTTCTTGTGTTTTATCAATAATTTGCTAAAGTGTCACTCAGAGGGAAGTTTGTCGTTACTCCGACCTTTGTTTGTTTATCTTCCCTCTATTTCTAAAAAAAAATTAAAATAAAGGTATCAATAAAATCAATGACTTACAAAACTCTGTAATATTTCAAGGGGGTCTATATGACCCCTTTTTTTTATGTATCTCTAGCTTGTCTTGGTTTGCTAGTAATCGTGGATTCATCTTCAACTTCATCCTCTGGTGATGTGTAAATGACAACACACCTACAATTGATTACATTACTAGCACCACCTCTAGGGTCTCCAGCATAACTCATAGGTCTACCACCAACTATAAAATCCTCATCGATAGGGACTATTGTCCCATTCATTGCTAGATGTGCATCTCTGCTTCTATTGTCTTGGGTTGTGACCCATTGCTTCTGTTGGTCTGGGATGTTCATTGATTGAGCAATCCTATGATTTGCAAAACTTGAGGCATTGTGTGTCTCCGTTCTTGCTATTGTAGCACTTCTGACTCTTGTAAATCTACTATTGCTTTCTTCTCGAATTTTTTTTGCTATCTGTGCAACTCCTAGATTTTCTGTTAAATTTATCGTTACAATTTTTGCTATGTGTTTTCTTGTTGTTTGATTAATGCCAACAATGTTTTGTCCTGTGTTTTCTCTGGCATATTCTCTGTAAATAGATTCAAACTGAGAGTCTTCTTTTGTTAGTTGATTTAACATCCTTAATCCAAATGCCTCTATAACTGCTCTGTAGTGATTGTCTAATATTTTAAATATCATATCTTGGTTTCTTGAAAATGCTGTTTCAATCAATCCCATATTCTCGTATTCTGTGGCAAAGTCATTAAAAACCTTAGTAAAATATCCCTTGAGTTGCTTTCTCAACTTTCTTTCAAAGTTAATCCTAAGTCTGTTTTGTGATGCAAACTCTCTACGGATGTTAATTCTTTTTCTAGAATTAAAAAAGGTTTGTTTTACTTGTTTCCTAGAGGTCATTACTTTTTATCTTTTTCTTTTGCTCTATACAAAGGATGGTCTTTTGGAAGTAAATCTCTGTCAAACTGACCACTTCTAAATCTTCCACTTCGGACTGCAAATAAGAAGGCATTTACTCTAGCAAGACCCCATTGGTCTGGGCCTGTCACATTTGGTCTTACTGATTGTGGGTTTGTTCGATATGCACCTACACCTCTCACAAATACTTTACCTAGCATTCCAACTGTTACTCGTTTCCCTTTTTTATCACCGTGTTTGTCATTGTGGTCTTTGACCTTTTTTTCTAATGCCTTTCTGATTCTTCCAGTAACTTGTTTTTCTTCCGTATCTACACAAGCTAATTTTTCAATCTCTGCGTTTATTTGGTCTCTCTTTTTTTTACTCCAAGCAAACCCAGCATCACCTCCCCATAAACCCCAAG